TATAAATTATGTGAAATCATTTCCTCACCCCTTTGACATGAAGGATGACGGAATCGATCTTCGTGAAATGGCGAAGAATTTCAATGACGGTCCTATCCCTGTTGAGGAAATCCACAAAGCGATCGTGACTGTCCTTGGACCCAAGTATCATAATATCACGTTCGACAAAGATCCCAGCGGCGGGGGTTATCTTGGTTATGCTGAGGGCAAGCGTCCTAAAGAATATTTCGATTACGTTGATTGGTACGATATCTATCTTTGGACTATTTTCCAGCGAGATGTTGCTCCCAATCACGTAGAAAAGATTTACAAAGACTTTGATGAAAGTGCTGTAATCGTTCCTTGCATTATTAAGATCACACTCACGGACGGTCGTACAGTTTATTGTGTATGGGACGGCCATCATACTATTCAAGTATGTCGCCTGCAGGGATACACTAAGTTCCAAGCATGGATCATTGACCTAGATCAATTTACCACTGCTGAAATCGAAAATGCAGGATTTGGCGATACCGACGAAGAGCGTATCAAATTTGGCTGCTGGATCGCTGGTAAGAACATGCGACGCATCAATGGGTTGAACAAGCGTTTCATCGCACCCTATGACGATTACATGATCGGCCTAGAAACTCGCGATGCTAAGTTTGTAGCTATGCAGAACATCCTAACCAGCAATGGTTGTGTTCCGAAACGACATGCTACCTGTGCAGGTGCATGGACACAGATCAAGAGCGGTATTGAATGTTTTGATTTGGAAGGAGTCCACGGTCCTAGTAATGGTTTGTTCTGGAGTCGAGCATTGGCTTTCCATCGCAAGCATTGGAAGAAAGCACCATTGACACTAGAACTGTATAGGCCAATGACTTATCTGTATCAGTGGGCTAATATCCAAGGCTTTTCATTGCCGTCATCGTTTGACGACGAGCTGGCTAAGATGCTGATCAAACGCTGGGGTGACACAGAATCCATCCAAGAAGGCATCAAGGATAGCTATTGGTCTGCTGTCAATAACAAGACATTGATCGGTGCCCAACCTCAACACGATAAGTTCCGTGTGCTAGACGGTATCATCAATTTCTATAAACAGCAAGGCGGCAAGGTAATGTTGCCTAGCCCTTCTTGCCAGTGGACGGTGTGATATGAGAGCCAACTACGCAAAGATATATGCTCCTGTTTGTGCTCATCCCTTATGTCAGAATCGTGTCGACTATCATGAACGTTATCAAAAAACAGATGGTTCTTGGGGTTACAAATGGAAGACATTTTGTGAACATCACAGAACTGTAGGAAAAGCTGAAAGAGATACGTTTCTTCGGTCTAAAGGAGGTTGTGAAAACAGAGACGGTAGACTCGGTTGGACCTGTGGAGATCCGAACACACCTAGTTTAACTATAGACCATTTTGATGGGAATAAACACAACAACAATCAAGATAATTTAGTGGTACTCTGCGCTAATTGTCATAACGAAAAGAGTAAACTTTTCAAAGATACAGTGCAAAGGTATTTTAATGTCAATCCTATGTTTGGCGAACTGTTTATAGAGGAATAGTAATGAAAGGTCAGAAGCTATTCTATATCTTCAAAGACCCTATGGGTTCCAGTGATAGCAAGATTGGTATTACTGGAAACCCAATCGTGAGGTTGGGTGTCTATCAAAACAGTTACAGTAAAAAAAGTCATACTGCCTGTTTTGATGTCGTTTACATAGGGCCTGCTCGAGCTATCACTAATTTAGAAAAGGCAGTTAAACAAGAGTTCCAATGGGAAATCGAGTTGGATGGTCGAGGTCACAGCGAATGGGTCGGATTAGATTACAAGTCTATCGAGAAGCAGATAGACGATCTAATAGACGGCTACAAATTCAAAGTGATCAAAGTTCCGAAAAAATACCTTCCGTTGACCGTTGACAACTACGACGACTTCCTGCAAAATTTCATTAACAAAGGCAACGAATCATAAATAACAATGCGAAAGCAACACAACCTTGTCCCCACACTTGGGGAGCATTGTGTAAACGACACCAAGGAGAAAAACATGTCAACTAATCTAACTCCCTTTGCGGAGGAACTCGTAACAAACACCCACGGACGCCAATATTGGATCTACAAAGACGATGTATTCTATCAGCAACGCATCGCTAATGCAGGCCCATATCAGAAGAAAAATCTAATTCGACTTCGTGATCTCAAGCCCAATGCTCGTACTATAATCGATGTAGGAGCGAACATTGGAATGAACAGTATTGAGTACGGCACCTGGGGTAAGACTGTACACTCGTTTGAACCTACTCCTCAGACTTTTTCTATGCTAGAAAGGACTGTGGCATTAGCTAAACAACAAGGCGGTACAGCCAAAGGGTGGTATCCAGATGCGAATTCGCCCACAGGATTTGCTGATACTACTGTTAATGCAGATATACATTGTCATCAAGTGGCATTAAGTTCTGCTCCGGGCACCAGCAAGATCATCATCAAGAAAGACAATGCCGGACACAACTATCTCGATAATTTACACCTGCCAACCAGGACTGGTCAGATCCGTACACGCCCTACTGAGCCTCCTACAGTAGAAGTCGAACTTCGTACTTTGGACTCATACGGATTTGAAGATGTTGATATCATCAAAGTAGATGTCGAAGGCCACGAGTTTGATGTAGTACAAGGCGCAGAACAGACCATTCTCAAGTATCTTCCTGTGGTACAATTGGAAATGGTAGAGCATCAACCCATCCGTTTCAATTGGAGCTGTCAGCAGATCTACGACTGGTTCTATGAAAGAGATTTCGTGCCTACTTTGAGCACAGGCAAACCTGCTGGCCGACTTTGGCACAAGTTTCCTCGTGAGATGGAAAGATTTTTCGTCCACAAAAGCCTGCTACAACCTCATCAGGATCCGTTAAGCTCATTGTTCGAAGGATTCGCGGAAGATGATCAAGAGGAAGAAATGGATAGGCCATATTGGACATACGAAGCACCTGCCCGTGTTCCAAAAGAAGATGCCCGTCCAACTACCACAGGACCCGAGCAAGTCCATATGAACTATAAGAAAAAGGTCTCGTTAGAAGATCAATAACTGATTGACAAACACTCCTAGCGATGCTATAATTATTTTATAGTAAACAGCTAGGAGTGATCAGTGCGTACACAACCTCAAGATATCATCGCCCGATTAGAGGCAGACAATAGTCGCTTGGCCAAAGAAGCAATCCTTTTGGAAGCCATGGAAGAAGGACTAGACGAGTTCTTCGAAGGTGTCCGTATGTGTTTGGACAATCTTTACACCTTCGGTGTCAAGGAAGTTCCTATCAGCGACAAAGATGGGCAAGGACTCAGTTGGGATAACTTTAAGCAACTTGCCGAAGCTCTGTATCGTCGTGAGCTCACAGGACATGCCGCTCGTGATGCCATCCAATTGGCCATGGATGTGGCTACACAAGATCAGTGGAATGGATTCTACCGTAGGATTCTGATCAAGGACTTACGTGCTGGCGTTTCGGAAAAGACTGTGAACAAAGTAGCCAAGAAGTTTCCGCAATATGCTGTGCCCGTGTTTGAATGTATGCTGGCACATGATGGTGCCAATCACGAATCAAAGATCGTGGGCAAGAAGCTGGTAGAGCCCAAACTAGATGGTGTTCGCTGTCTCACTGTTATCGATCACGAAAATCAAACTGTGACACAGTACACTCGTAATGGTAAAGTCCTAGAAAACTTCACGCACATCACAGAATACCTCAGCCAATACATCAATGAGTTTGGACGTAGCATGGTCTTGGACGGCGAAGTGGTTAGCCATACTTTCCAAGACCTAATGAAGCAGGTACATCGCAAAGACAATGTACAGGCACAGGATGCTCGATTGGTATTGTTCGACTGCTTACCTATGGTAGAATTCAAGCAGGGCAAGAGTGTTATGGGTTTGAAACGTCGGCGTGAGTTTTTGAAAAACTGGCAGAATATCTTTGCCGACTCAGGCTTTATCGAGATCGTTGACCAGCGTGAGTTTGACCTAGACATCCTCACAGATGAAATCGAGTTTGGAGATTATAATAAA